GTCGCTACTCCGGGTGGATAAGAGACATGCCAGCATGTCGGAGGACCGTCGAACAACGTTCCTCCGCGTTGAGGGTTCTACCTCGAATCTTCGACGCAATTTGACAGGGAAGCCAAAGTCCGCGACTAGCACGAGCCTCTTTGAAGAGCCCCACAACCACAGAGAGTGGTGTGCGAGGACCAAAGAGGTTCCCTTGCGGGACTGGCAACTTCAACTTCCCAGGTTTCATGTTCGCTGGTCGACACTGTCGATATCTCTTCCCCTGAGACCAGTAAAGCTTATGGGTTTGCACTGCTACAAACCTATTGATCTCAGAGTAACTACAGAGAACGGTTCCATCCGGCTGAGGCAAGTCCCACGCACTAAAGTGGTCGAATGCCCGCCGGACACGTTCCTGTACAGCTCTAAAGGACCGTGCATCCTCAGGAGCGAAGAAAACATCGACACGTGTCACGTATTTGTAGGGGTCAGCACTTCCGTTGAGAAGTGCGTACAAGGAAGCCCGTACGGGCTTAGGTATACTCCTCATCCCTTTCCCAGGATGACCAAGTCCACCCAGAGCCGCCGGGAGCTCTGGAGGTCTACCCAAGCGCCGAGCCTTGGCTCGGACACCCTTGCACAGGACGCGGGCGACTCTACGCAGTGCTTTCCACTGCACAGGGTCGTGCATTGTCATCTCGCCCTTGTCCATGACCCCATAACCATCTCTCATAAACTGCTTCAGGTGATACGGGTTGAAGAACAACGTTGGACCGTTGCCCAAGCCAAACACCTCACAGAAGGTGAATCCACGGGTCCCGTAGAAACTCTTCGCCTGATGCAGTCCAGACCCGACCGCAGACACACGCTCTGCGTAACGGGTAATTGCAGGTGGGGTGCACGCAGACACGACATCATCCCCGACGATGCGTGTCATGACGCCCAACGGGCGTGCACACCAACCATTGATGAGACTAAGAACGCAGAAAGAAAGGGGAGTGCCCATGAGGCAGCCCCTAAGCATGGGCACGTCTACGTACCTAGTTCCGTTCACCTCACCAGTGGTTCCCAACCCTGCAATCTCCTCCCTATGCCTACTTGGCAAGTCACCAAGACGGTACCTCACATAATGCCGGGACGGCCCAACGCCAAGGGATTGGGCCGCAGCCAAAGACCAGTCTACCCCGAGACCGGCCTTCTCCAGACCGCGGAGAACGGCCCGGATTGCATCATGAGAGAAACCATCGGTGGCTTTGGTCAGATCAGCGGAAAGCCAACCTTGACCAGGAGCCAAGCAGATGTCACGTCCAGCACGATCCTTGCACCGCCCTTCCTTGACAGAGTCAAGGAAGGGGCGCAGCCTAGCGTCGCGTTTCAACAAACACGGCCAGACCCTCTGGCGTATGACATCACCCACGGCAAAGACTTCGGGAGGAGGGATGGTTATGATTCTTGCCTTTCCTCCTTGCTCAGAAATCGGCGTAGCTTCGTGGA